TCAGAGGCCCAGAGCACGTCCTGCTTTTTGAACTGGCGGCAAACAAAGGTCCGCACGTCGCGGTGCTCCGGCACCTGTTGATCGTAAGCCGAGCCGCGTTCGGAAAACGGGATCAGCGACAGGGTGCCAGCCGCGCAGACGTCGCTGCGACATTGCCCCTTCAAGACGGGCACGCACACCATTGGGGCCGCCGGGTTTCTGGCGGCGCAGAATGTCAAACAGGCCCATTACAATCCCTTGGTCGTGGTCACACGCACCTGCCGGATCACCCTGCGACCCTCGAGCGTGGCGATTTCGCGGTCCAGCACATCGATGGCGCGATCAATTTCAGCCAAGCTGCGGTATTCCACCGTTTTGCCGTCATAGCTCACTCGGGCCACGCCGCTGGCGCGCGAGGCCGCAAGGGTTTCGCGGCGGGTTTGGAGTTCTGCCAATGTCGCCATCGATCACCTCATATAATTCGAGCGCACAGAACGGCGCTGGCGCTTGGGCCTGATCGGTCGCGATACTGATACGGCCGGTGCATCCTTTTCCGGAACCTCAACCTGCCGCGCCAATTCATCCCACTGCTTTTCCGACCAGCGATCCGCCCCGAGGATCCACGCAGCCGCGCGCGCGTAAACCCGACAATCGAGCGCCTCATTGCGTTCGCGTAATTTCTGCCATTCAAGCCGGGCAAAACCGCGTTTATTCTTCACCGTCACCAATTGCTCGGCGACCAGTTGCTTTAGCCATTCAGAATCAATCCAACGCGGCAGGTGCAATGTTCCCGGCGGGAACAATGCTCCAGCGGCCATTTCTTCCGGAGTTGGCCGCTCAAGCCGCATGAACCGGTAGGTCTCGGATTTGAAGGTTGACACTGCCACGGTCCACAGCCGCGCCCCTCGGCGCAGGCGTTTGCCGGCAATGGTTGCATCCACGAATGTTGGCCCCGAGACGGGACTGGCGCGATTGAAGCCTTCCACGCCTTTGACTGGCGCAACCTGACCAAAGCCGACTTTCCGCGCCCAGCCATACACGGCGGGGGTTTCATAGCCGGTATCAACGGCAAGCCGCGCGATGGTCATCTGGCTGCCGTTGGCGTGGTGCCATGTCCGGCCGAGCAATTCCGTCAGGCCATTCCAGCAGGCCTCCGACCCCGGACCACCCTAAATCACGATGTGATCGATCAGCCAGCTTTCCAAACCCCGACCCCAGGCCCAGACATCCACCTCGATCCGGTCCTTTTGGACATTGGCGCCTGCCGTCAGGAACGCTGGTCATTACCGACGCCGGATTAGAGGCAATCGGGTTGGAGACCCCAACGCGATTGCCCGCCCCGGAGCCCGCCAAGCCGAAACAGCGCGCGGGCACCAAGCAAGCCATGCTGATCGCGATGCTGCGCGCGCCTGATGGGGCAACCATTGCCGAGATCACCAAGGCCACCAACTGGCAAAGTCACACTGCGAGGGGTGCGATGTCAGGGGCGCTAAAAAAACGCCTCGGGCTAACCATCACTTCGGAGAAGCTTGACGATCGAGGCCGCGTTTATCGCATCCAAGATTGATCAAACATGCCCACCGGATCAGCCCCGCCACGCGCGGGGATTTTTCGTTTTACAATCAATCATGCAATCACAACGCCATGATATTGCTGCTAATAAACTGGATATGCGCATGCCAAAGAGCGAACATGATTACAGGAAAACGAAACATAGCGCAGCAAGCGCGAGGCATTCCGCCTTGCATGCACCCAGCCCCAGAGGTTCCCATGGCTCTTTCTTTTTCCTCGCCCCTCATCAACAACCCGATGCTGCGCGGTTCGCTTGCCGCCCCAAAACAGCGCTTCGGCAAATTCGGCCGCTACGCAATCGCGCCAATCCACACGCGCTTCGATATGATCGAGTGGGCAATCTGGGACGCCGACATTACCGACGAGGCAACCGGCCTTGCCGCGATCATCCGGCAGGCCGACACAATGGACGAGGCCCTTCGGGGTCTTTGAGGGTTTGCCGCTTCAGACGCATTTCAGCCCGAAGATGGAGCCCGAACCCTGATCACCTCAAACAACCGCCGTAAGGCAAACGATCTCGCCAAGCTGACAATGGTAAAAATACCGCCAAGTTTCAGATTCTGGATCAGTGTCGTTTGCAAACCAAACACCGGAAACACCAGTATTTGCGCGATCACCGCCACCCCATAACCGACGACAACATTGGCGATAGCCTCGATCAACGACATCAAGCGGCTCTGTTTCATGCGGCCTCGCGTCCGTTTTTGATCTCGTTAAACGCACGTCCGTCACCGTCGAGCACTGCTGCCTGGCCGGTAAACTGTTGCCAGCGCTCCACCGCCACATCGACGTAGGCGGGGTTCAACTCGATGCCCAAACACACCCGCCCCGTGGTCTCGGCAGCGATCAACGTGGTGCCGGACCCCATGAACGGTTCATAGATCGCTTGACCCGGGCTGGAATTATTCAGTATTGGGCGGCGCATGCATTCAACCGGCTTTTGCGTCCCGTGCACCGTTTTGGCATCCTGATCCTTGTTGGCGATTTGCCACAGCGTGGTTTGCTTGCGATCCCCGGCCCAATGGCCCTTGCCGGTCTTTTTCACCGCATAAAGGCAGGGTTCATGTTGCCAGTGATAATCGCCCCGGCTCAGCACCAGACGATCTTTTGCCCAAATGATCTGGGAACGGATATTGAACCCCGAAACCTCGAGGCTTTCGGCCACCTCGCCCGCATGCAACGCCCCGTGCCAAACATAGGCCACATCGCCCGGAAACAGCGCCCAGGCCTCGCGCCAGTCGGCACGGTCATCATTCAG